TATCAAGCACTTAGGGCAACAGTTCTTACGTTATCCGATGAATAAGAATAAAGGTGTTGTGATATGTAGAGCGAAGACACCACCTGGCATTCACTCGTATAGCACACGTATAAATGCGCTCACACTATATGTACCTGATGACTCATTAGAATTATATCGAGCAGATAACAATATGACAATATTTATTTCTACGAATATACGTCCTCTCAGCGAGTATCAAGGATGATACTTGCTTAGGGGTTCAAACTCACACCCTGTAGCAAGATTAGCTAAGCGATATGCTTCTACACTTTTATCAGGTACATAGATGTGTTTTATCTTCGCATTCGCAAATTCCCAATAACCATATCGCTTAGGTGGAGTTTTCCCATGGAATACAAGAGAATTGACTGTACTATTCATAAAGCACCTTTCATCGAGAAAAGATATAGTAGAAGGTAGCTCTATCGTTCTCACTGTAGCTTTTTCAAAGGCTACTGTTGATACTTCAGTACAACCTTCTGGTATTACTATTGAGTCTTTTACTGTTATGTTTTGAAAAGCTCCCTTACTCATACTGATTTTGCCAAACAAGCCAAGTTCTTTCAGCGATTTGAATGATCCACCTGCAAACATAGTCCCGATGGGATTAAAACGGTGTTCAAATGGTGCTTTAATCCCATCGGGACTATGTTTCGTGGAAACGCGAATATCAAGACCTTGAAGGATCTACGTTTTTTCACTTCTTTAGATGACGACGCACAACAGATAGTTGCGTATTGTCCTAATCTTATAGAGGTATGGGTTCCTGAGTCTATGACTTTTATTGGTTCTTGGTTCTCTCTTGGAACTCCGAGACTAAAGACTGTCGTTATGTGTGGAAAGACGCCTCCATCTTTATCTCTCAACTTTATGTACATCGACACGCAATACAACTATCCGAAAGATTTAAAGATTTTTGTTCCAGATGATGCCGTTGCTAAATATAAGCAGAAATGGGTTAACATTTCTAATGGGATAACTAAGATTGTCAGTTTTATCCGTCCATTAAGTGATTATCGTCCATGATAATCACTTAATGGATAGATAAAGTCCTTATAATCCCTCCAAACGTCAGCCTGTTTGTATTTCTCAAGACTACTATCAGGTACATATATTTTAGCAAAATTAGCCGTTCTGTTTCCATAGAAAAAGCCACTGATATTTGTTATTTTAGGAGGATTATTACTTTCTACAAGAACTGATGCTAAGTTGCGTTTCTCCCAGCCCCAAAAGAAATAATCTGGTATACGCTTCCACTCACCACATAATCGAACACGCTTGTAAGAGTTTACGTTGTCATTGAATATTCCAAAAGGTATAGGTGGAACTGAAATATATTTCAGCTTCTTACATCCTTGGAACATACCAGCCTGTAGTTGAGAAGCCTTAAACCGAACCAGCTCATCAAAAGACTCAATCTTTGGATTGTCATAAAACATAGTCCCGATGGAACTAACTGCAGCTGCTTCCTCCATAGAGAGTTCTCCATCACCGTCTTTGTCCCAATTCTCTATGCAGATACGCTTTACCTCTGGGTCCTCGAAGCGAATCCACCATTTGGCGATGTTGAGCTTTAGCTTTGGATAGTGCGTCATTAGGGCATCGTAGGTATCGCGATATGCGCCCGTCGTGAGGTTGATAGTACCGTCAAGTACTGGATATGGGTCGTTGCCGTATTGTCCTTCAGCATCTATGCCTTGGTAGGTGCCATCTACCAGCTGGGAGAGTTTATCGAATGCGCGCCCGTCGGTGAAGGTCTCGTTGAACCCGACACAGCGCACGTAGCGGAGAGCGTGAGGTGTTTGCCCCACCTGCGCGTCCATAATATCGATGAGCTTCTTCACGGGCTGAAGGTTGTCGCAACCGCTAACGAAGTAGCTCATAACGTTAGGTGCGCACGCTTCTGTGTTGCACTTCTCGTTGGTGAGATTATCGAGGTTCTTCAGCTCTACATACGATGTAGTAGCGGGATAGTCCACCTCTTCGAGCGCACCACCATCAGCGAAGTGGGCTTCGGTGAGCGAGGAACCACCGGCGAGGAACTTACGTAAGCGGAAGTTACCACGCATGTCGAGCGCACCTCCGAGGGTAGATACATTCTGAATATCTATCTGCTCTAACGACGTAGTATTGCCGAGTGTAAGCGAAGAGATAAGTATCTTCACGTTCTGTTCGTTCTCATCGCCGAGCTTCAATCGCTTGAGTCGTTTGCCTATAATAGACAATGCACCGTTGATTACGTACGAACTCCAGTCGCCTATATCGAGCAGGTAATCGGCTGACTTAACTGATAGCTGCTGATCCGAAGTACCGTTAATGTCTACTACTATCTCACACGCCTTACCAGCGTCTGTGCGTGCGCCACGCATAACTGTTGTACCGTATGCAATGGTAGGATATAACTTCATTGCAGGTGTCAGGCGCAGAACTATCGAGTTCGTAGTAGCGTCAGCCTGTGCCGATGTACGTACGGTGATTGCTCCTTCAGCCGTCTTGGAGTCGTAATCTCCGAAGCTGTATTTGCTCTGCAGATATTGAATACGCTTCTTCACCCACGCTACTTCAGGCGACTGTCCATCGCCGAGCGACTGCCCCAGTGGGTCGGTATCGTTGGTGTATTTGCCCTGCAGCATGGCAAGTTTCATCTGCTCGTAGAGCTTTCCATCCTCGTTATAGAGCATAGAAGAGAAGTTGTCTATCACGCGGAAGAAGTACTTCTGAAAGAATGCAAACAACTTCTGCTGATGCGTTCCCTTCTGCAATCCGCCCAGTTCCTCCATTTTGGCAAGCATTCTGCGCATCATCTGTGCGCGCTCTTCGGGATATGCCTGCTCCATGAGATTCCATAGGACCGACTTCTCGCCGTTCCACACTGGCGTACCGTCAGCGTAGGTGTCGTGATATTCTACCCAATAGGGTTTCTTCATTAATCCTTGGTTAATGACCGTGAAGATAGTATCGAGGTCATCTTGTCTGAACTTCCATTTACTATTTGTCATATCTATTCTGCATTAAAATTATACGGGTATATGTTCTTTGCGCAGTTATCGGTCGCTGCAACTGCTTCAATATATAGTTGATGGTATAAGGTATCACTGATGTCCCAGTACTGTGGCTGCTCAGCACGGAACTTCTGAATACGTGCTGACTTGAATAACTCATTGAGTTGGGTTGCATCACTAACCGAGTTGAATATCGTCTCGGTTAGTCCGTACTTATCACCGACTAACTGCTGGCGAAGATTAACCACCGACACACCGCTATCGAGTGTTGAAGGACAGAACTTCTTATACAAGCTATCATAATAGTATAGGTTGTATTGGTTGGGGTCACCAGCCTTTGCAATCCAATACTCAATGTGTGTTGAATGCGGGTCAGCATTCAGTTCGTCAAGTGTACCATTGAATGGCTCAATGAATGTGTTACACGAATAGATGATATTATAAGCAGTGATATACGACTCTACGAGCTGCTCTGCTCGCTGACGAGTCTCATTGTCTGCTGTTGTCTTATCATCCGCTGGGAGGTCAGCATAATCTAAGTCCCAACAGTTCTCCCAAGAGAGTTCAGATACTTGGTACTGATAGGCTTCTTCCTCCGTATTGTAGCGTATTCTTCGTTTGTCCCAAGGCACTTGATACAGGGTAAGGCGTGGCGAGTTGTCAGAACCTTCTATAGATAGGAGGTCAGGAAAAAGGTCCTTATCATATCCGAAGGTTGCAGCATCTCCTTTATCTGGTCCGATGGTGAACAAACCGACGAACTTGTATGTAACCGTCCCGTCTTCTGCTGTTTGCTTTTCGAAGCCAACGAATGTCTCTTGGTAGATTGATACTCTTGCTTCGCTGTTCTGCTCGATACCCTCATTTGTTAATCCTACAGCTTTCCATAGGTCGGTAAATGAGTTTACAGAACCCATCTTGTGGTATTGCATTGAAGAAGCGATATTCTTCTTTCCTGTCAGCTTGGAAATCTTCGGCAAGTTCTTGAACAGTTCAAACTTCTTCTGTGCTGTTTGTCCATCTTCATACACAATGGTCGTATCCTTTGCCACCTTCGCCTTCCAGTTCCATAGGTAGTAGAGCATAGAAGATGTACCTTGACCTTGTAATTGAAGATTGGTAATCGTCAAGCGGTTAAGGTTAGTGTTACCGTCTTTAGGATATATCTCAAGTGTTCCCTTTGGACGATATGATTTACCATACTCATACGCTGGGAGTGGCTTATCGAAAGTAAAGACATTAACCTTGCCACGCACCTTATCGAAGTCAACCGTAGTACCTAGCGTATCGTATATGTCGTTGTCCAGCTTTTCAGCACTCTTCTCGCCAACCGTTGCGAGGGCATTGATGTAGTCCTGATGTACGTTAGCAGCGTCCATCGCACTGTCGTAAATTCGCACTGAATAGAGATCAACGTCCGCCTTATCCGAGCCTACGACAATCTGACCACCGTCTGCCGTCTGCATGCTATCCGTAAGTAGATAAGCGAACTTGCGCGCCTCGATGCCGTCAATGTAGATATAGACGAGGTTAAGGTAGTAGGTATTTGCGTTCAGAACGTAAGTGTACTTCTTCGGAGAGATAACCAGTGCCAGGCGAATGCGTACGCCATCGTCCATCTGCATAGCCTGTACGTCGGCGTTATGCTCGCTACGAGTTGCGAACATCAGGCTCGATGCACGCACCTTCAGCCCGATATACTGCTTCTGATAAGGTACGGCAATGGAGATGCATTCGGCGTCATAGTCGGACGTGTTGTTTACCTGATAGTCAATCTCAATAGTCTTTCCCAATTGCGCTGCTTCCGTACTGAAGGGCTTGTAATCGATAGTGAGGCGTGAGCCAGCAGTAAGGCGCAGCGTTCGTGCACCAGCTTCGTCAGTAACCCAGCCATCGCGTGAGAAAGAGACGCCTTGCCATTCTGCCCCGACCCGTTCAGATGTTATCAGGTTCTTAATCACGGCATGGTCGGTGTCGGTATTATTGCGATTCTTTGCGTTGAAGTAGAACACAGCTCCAGCAGTAGCGGAATAGCCTTGCGAGTTATCTACGGGGAAGGGAATTGCATCACGCAATCGAACCTCGTCAGTAGGGTGAGTTCTGAACCCAATTAACGCAGTGAAATCAGAGTTATCTATTGTCTCAACCTCAAGCGAAAGCGTATATTGCATCTTTGTTTGCGTCAGCGTGTTCTCTGACACATTCTCCTGAAGCACCTCGTTATCCTTCTTCATCAGGATTGACAGTGGCGTTGTAACTGCCTTGCCGTCGTATACTGCGTACTCCAGCACCTTGTTCTCGTACCAGTTCAGCAGCTTCTCTGCCTTGTTGTTTACCACCACCATCTTCACTGCATCGTTGTTAGCAACTGCCATGAAGTCGTATCCTACAGGCGTAGTTTGTACGGTATTGTCTTCGTTGGAAAGCCACGCAGAGAGGTGGAATATACCAGTCTTGTTGGTGAAAGGCACGGTGTAAGCTACAGGCGAAGATGTGTAAGTAGCAGTACCAAACTGGCGTTCGTACATCTGCTCGTAGCCTTCACCCGTAATCTTCACGTGCAGCGTCTTGCTAATATTGCCGCTAATGTAACACGGAAGCACTATGTCGCCTTGGTAAGCCTTCCACCAATTGAACTCGGATATGGAGAGGAAGAGGGCAGAAAGCGTAACAGAATAGACGAGTGCAGGGGAGGTTTGGCCCGTTACCTCACCCGTAATCTTCACCATGATGTTGTTCTGTCCACTCTCCAGGAAGCGGAATACATCAACTGTGGTTACGGTGTTAGACTGGCAGCGTCCACGTGCTTTTGAAATGAAAGTACCGTCTCCCGCCTTGGCGAATATCTCGTATGTGCCCCATTCACCCGTATCCAGATACTCCGTCTGACCCACATCTTTCGTCCGCGATATGAACATGAAGCGAATGGGGCACTCGCCTGCCGACTTCGAAGCAGACAGCGTAGTAGACGCCGACTGGTTATTAGCACGAAGGTAATACAGAATAGACTGCTGCTGTCCACCACCTTGCCCGATGCCGAGTTCGGAGAGTTTCATCGATACCCAAGCATCGCCATTCCATACCAGCACACAGGTTTCTGATGTAAGCGAATCTACTTCAGCACTCACGTTCTGCAGCTGACCGAGCGTTGGACGGTTCTTAGCAACCACCTGCTTAATGCGTTCCTCCTCCGTGTTCTGCGCCTTAACAAGTTCGTTTACCTTCTCTGGAATCTTGTTGAACTCCTCGGCTGTGAGCTGATTGCCACGTGCCTTATGGTCTATGTATATCGGTTCTATATTCTTTGTCATGTCTATGATAAATTAAGTGGAAACACGTAAGTAAAGCCGTTGTTGCCCTCAATATCCACACCGCGAGCAAGCGAGAGCGCATGGCAGACGATGTCTTGCAGTAGCTTTGGGTGGGCAGATGCAAAATTCTGCCCCGTAGCATCTTCAATGCCCCGAACGCTTACTTGCGAGAAGCGTTCGCCCGCCATGCTGCTCTCTGCTATATGTAGCTTAATATGCTTCATTCACACGCTATGGGTGCTGTGGCTGTTCACCCTCGTTCTTTTTCTTCGCGTCTGCCACAACTTTAACACGCTCGTAGCTCACACCCTGCAGCGTGAAGTAGCGAACGCTCGGACGCAACTTAACCACTGGCTTCGTTATGTGGCTCTGTGGGTTGAAGTCGGCAGCGTGCTCCACAGCTTTCGACTTGAACGATGGGGCAAGCGTACCAATATCGCCGAAATCAACACTCTCTCCGCTCTCCACGTGCTTCTTCGCGATATCAGCTGCGAGGCGTATTACTGCTTCCACTTCCGGACCTGTGAACGTTGTAGCATGGGCTACTTCTTCACAGAATGCACGGTGAGACACTCGTTTGCGCTGCGTTGGGCGAGCCACAAACACCTTCTTTCCCTTCATCTTTCCAAGGGTCATTTTCTGTTCTTTGAGAACATAACATAAGTTTTTTTCCATAATAAAATGATGTTAAAATTATGCCCCTCTATTCGCCACTCTTGGGGCTTCCGTTTGTGAGTGGCGCGTTATTGTTTTCTGACTCATGTGTGTCAGCGTTCTGACTCGTATGTGTCAGCGTCCTGACTCGTATGTGTCGCAAAACCGCTTTATAGTTGGGATAGTACACCCTCGCCAATATCATCGGCTGCTACGCCAGTGTTCAACCATTTCGATGGCACATATACATAGTGCGTGAGTGAGCTTGCCCCAACCTTTCGCCACCCACTTTGTTCTATTATAAAAATGGATTGCGAGGCACTTCCGTTTATCACCGTCCACTGCTTGCCCACGCCTTTACCGCTGAAGGCATAGAAATAGCCAGAAGTTGAATTGATAACTACAACATCTATCGATGCGCCGTTGGGCAACTCTTTTTCTTGTGCTGCATTTCTTTTGCTCGGCTCAAGTGCGGCAAGCTGTGCATTATCGTAATCGAGCACAGTGCCATTGTTGCCAAATCCGCCTACAAAACCGGGCGAGAACAATGGTATAATGTATACCGTCTGACCATTCGATAGCGTTTTAGTGGGGAGCTTTATTTTTACGCCCGCAGTATCTTCGTGCCCGCCATGGTGCACATACATTATGTCGTTCTTTACCTCGGCACATACCTTCGCATAATGACCGAACTGACCACGGCACCACATATCCGAAGCATAAAATCGTGAACTTCGTACACGTCCATTCACATTCTTTCCACCCTGCGAATAGATATCGCCTTCAAACGCCATCTGTCCTTCAGAACTGAAACGTATGCCACCTACAACCTCACCATTATTGTCAATGCAGTTCAATGCGGTGAATGTGCCATTTGCACCAATAAGTTCGCCGTTGAAAACACTGTTGCCATCAACTGTGAGATTCACTATGCGTGCATTCTTGGCATCAATATCGCCAGCCTGCAAACCATTTGTAACAATCTGTTTAGCATCTAACAGATCGGTGTTCAGTTTGCCTTCGCTGGTAAAGAAAGCCACGCTGCCTGTGGTGGTCATCACACGGAAGCGGTCGGCAACAACATCGAAGGTACTGTTTTCGCCATCAAGGTGAAACCCTACACGCTCCAGCCCGCTCGTAAGATCCTTTATGACACCATCTATTCGTTTGCCACCAATATTCAGCGAAGCTTCAAACTGCTTTGTTGTGTATTGCTGTGCTGGAACCCAATCGGCAATATCGAAGAATTCGGCATTTTTGCCACGTGGCTGAATGCATACTAACAAATCGTTTTTATATTGTTCGCCATACGTCGCATTCGCCCACTGGTCGCCTTTGTCGTAAGGCGGAATAGGCACTTTGCCTACGAAAACTCTGCGCTTGCCATCTGCCGTATCCTGCGCCCGCTGTGCAGCCTCGAGCGACTTCAGCACGTCAGCATCCGTAATTTCTTTCCAATAGTATATACCGAATACACCATTTTCGAACGAGTAAGCCCTACCGCCCCCCGTCTGAGCGTAGCTCCTGTTGTAATAGATATCATGCAAGTGCATCTTTCGCGTCGCATCGTCCGTCCAATCATTGGCAGGCTCGTTAGTGAGCTTTGGCACCTTATCGCCAAACCAAATAACCAGCTGCTTATCCGCCTGATCCTGCACAGCCTGTATTCTGCCCTGCATAGACTGCAGATAGTCTTGCAAGCTAACGTATTCGCCCTTACGTTGTGGATTTTCTACACGTATTTCGAAGCGCTCACTATCGAAGAGGAATATTGGTTGTGGCAATGTAAACGAATCTATGCCACGAATAATCTTAAAGTAAGGCGAGCCTGTGCCAGCTGCCGACTGTATTATGGCACTTTGCCTATCCTTATCTGTAGTGTTGCCAAGTTGTACAACCTCGTCGCCAACCTGTGGTGCATCGCTGCCACTGGCGTAATTGTCAGCATACGTGTTGTCTGCTATATCAACGTAGTTTGTGCCTGTAGCAACAACCCTGCGATGCCAGTAACGGTTAGCCGTCTTGCCATTACTATCAATGAGATTAAACGTTTCGCAAAGCGCAAGGTCGTTTACACGCATCGAGTTGTACACTCTGCGTCCTTCGGCATCTTGCTGACGAAAGTAACAACGCCAGGCATATCCTATTCTTTCTATATCCGAGATAATGAAGCCACCCGCCGAGTTCACCACCTTACCCTTTATGTGTGAGGTTTGCATAATCTCCACCTCTTCTGCCGTTAGCTTCTTGCGCACGTGGACGTAATCGCCCTCCACGTGGTAGTTACCTTCGTCATCGGCATAGATGGCAGCGCCCGATGAGTCTTTCACAAACTCGCCAATAAGCAGCTTAGAAAGCCTTGCCACACCGTCTTTATCTATGCCGTGTTCGTTGTTAAGTCCTATTCCTATACCTTTGAGGAAGGTGATGAGCTGTTGCACCACGTCTTCTTCCTTCTTGCTTAGGAACTCCTTGTGTGAACGGCGTGCACTATAGATATTCGTGTCGGCAGGCTTCGTGGTATCGCCACTCTGTATAATGTCTGGAACGTTAAGCGCACCCACCAGCGCACCTGTGTAGTTCTTTACGTCCTTAATGTTATCTTCCACCTTCTGCATGGTTCCCGTTGATAGGGCATCGCTTATCTCAAGGTCCATCTTGTTTGGCAGATTTACCTGTCGGCTGATGGCTGTAATACGACTCTTACGATAGCCCGTATCTGGGAAGTATTCGTTGCTTTCCAGCCTTACACGTCTACCAATGAAGAGTTCTGTACTTGTATCTTCTATCCATACATGGTCTGTTGGTGCTTTATAGCGCGACACGTCCAATGCGTGCTCCTTATTGTACTTCTCAACAGCTGCCAGGAACTCTTGTTCTGCTATGCCGTAATATTCGTCAGGCATACGTAGGTTCCAAAGAATATACTTATCGCCAACCTTTGGCACGAGCGTACCACCTGGCAGTTGCGTACCATCGTTGTAGGGCCATATCGTTATTATCTCGAACTCTTTCGTATCGGTATGATAGTTCACTTCAAAGTAATGCTCCGTGTCTGTACCAAGTCCAGCCAGCTCGCTACCCTCCTGAAACGACACACGCTTTACAAGTCCGCCTATCTCATAGTCGTTCGGATTGAACGGCAGGTCCTTATCTTTAAAGTAGTAGATGGTGAAGGGCTTGCCGTCCTTATCCTTTACTTCTTCGTGTCGCACTTCGCTGATAGTACCCGTGCGACGTGGGTAGATATTAGAGAAGGCAGCCTGCTCGTAATGGTGAATAATGCCGTACTTCTCTACATTCACATCAACATACTTTGCGCCACCTGGCAGCATCAGTCGGGAGTGGTGATACTTTTCAGGGTCTATATTGCGTGAGCTACCTATCGGGAACAACCGAGTGTAGAACTTCACATTATCGGCTAAATCTCTGTCGAGCGATGTAAGACCATTGTCGTAACCCAGCGTAACCTCTTCGCCATGCTCACACCTACAGAGGTTTAGTGTCTGACCGTCAAACCACCATTCTGTATGTACAGCGTCGGCAAGTTCCTTCAGTGCCTCCTGGCAATATTTACCAGTATAGTCTATTACCACGTTATCTGTACCTTCAACAATACCCACCTTGAAGTTCTGCAGTCCGTCCATACCTGCATTGATATTCTTCACAATAAGGCGCATGTGGTCAATAGGGCGTGCTGTTAGAGCGAACACAGCTTCGTTCTCTCCATCGGTATTGTTCAATACTAAGAAGCGAGTTATCAGACTCTCTATGCCACGTAGCTGAAAAGAGTATTCCCATTCTATAGTGCTCTTCTGCGCTGGCGTGTACTTCTCCGTAGCCCAGTAGCGTTCACCATCATAGTCGAGATAGTCGTTCACGTCGATGGTGATACACTCATATAAGGTAAAGGAGAGTTTCAGCAGATTGTCGCCTTGTATTTCCTTATCTTGTGTGCTGCTGTCGTTCGGTGCGAACGTAGCCTTTACTTGTCCATTGCTATCAAATAGTGTTAGAAGCATTTTTATATCGTTTAAATGGTGTTTAAATACTATATAATTGGTTCTGGTTCGCGGAACTTCACCTTGTAGCTGCTTGCCTGTACGCCCTCGGTCCATAGATACGTCAGCGAGCGATAGGTACTGCTGTCAAGATAGAACACTTTTATCGAAAGGTTCAGTGCCGTGAATGTTATTGTCAGCCAGCCATCGTTACCCGTCTTCAGGAAACGGATAAAAGACATATACTTCTCAAGCCACTGCTGACGTGTAGGTGCATACTGTGCGAAGTGTAGCGTTACGTCGCGTTCAGCATTAGCAGGCGTAAGACGCTTGGAATACTTCTTTCCATTGCGCTCACGAATATCTACACCTACGTAGTCCTTTGCCTTGCTTGGTGTCAGGATAGCATTGAGATTGTCTCGTCCACCTTTCTTCTCCTCCGTGAGAAATACGCCATACTCCTTATATATATCTGTGCCATTGATAAGCACCTGTCCGTCTAATATCTTCGTCATACTTATCTAACTTTTACTCCGTCCCTTATCATCTTCTTTACATCAGCACCTATCTCCTTCAGTGAGGCAGCACTATTGCCTGTGTTCTCTTCAATCTTGCGGAGATGCTCCTGCGCTGCACTCATACGTTTAGCAACATCTTCCACACGATCGTCAATGCTTGCCCAATGCATCTGCCCACTGACAAACAGTCCCTCGAGCTTTGTTGCCTGATCTTGACTCATTGCCGTGAAGGCACCACTCTTGCCTTGTTGAGTTGTTCCTTTGTCTGTCTCCTTAATAATACCTTCATTACGTAACTGTTCTATGTCATTCTTCGCACTATTGACATAACTTTCGTATTGTTCTTTCAGCGCATCGAGGCGCTTGCGGAATTCAGCATCAGTTATCTTTCCATCAACACGCTCCTCATTAAGTTTTGCAAGACTTTCGTACCATTTCTCTAGGTTCTTTTGAAACTTAGCACCCACGAGGTTGTTCACAGCCATCTTGTTTACCATCGTCTGCCAGTTCTCTTCTATCTCTTTGAAAACATCTTTCGATCCACTAGCGAGGGCATAAAGTGAACTGAGAAAGTCGTCAAAGACATTCTGCCTTGTTGTTGTAGTCAGGTTCTCATAGAGAGCATCTGTTATTTCTTTCAACTTGCTGGCTTGTGCGATGTAGTCATTAAGCTTATCAGCTACGCGACCACCGTATCCGCCTTTGCCAGTATCCTGCAACTGTTTCCACATATCAACATTAGAACGTAACATCTTCATCTCTTCGGGAGTGAGATTCCACAAGTTGCCGTCCCATTTTCTGCCTATTTGAGAGCTGAAACGATTTATTTGCTCCTGACTAAACCCTTTCCAGTAGGCGTTGAAACTATGGTGTGCCGAGTGATAGCCTGCCTGTTCCTGTGCAATACGTTTGTAATTATCGTTAGTCTCTTTCTGTAACTTCTCTGCATCTCGTGATATGCGAATAGCCGAAGCACCGCGGGAGGTCTTCATCTCGTCCGTTAGGTCCTCAATTGCCTGCTCCAGGAGTTCGTTACGTTTTGTCAGGCGATCAATTGATTTTGCCACTTCCTCCTCGTTACTATTAGTAAACCACTGACTAGGTCCCTTATGACTAAGCAGCCCGAAGGAAAGTACGTTACCGATACGTCCAACAACAGTATCCAACAGTCCACCAATACCTTTTACTATTATTGATTCTAATACATGGAAGAGGTTTTCTGGTAAGTCAAATATAGCATTGATAAGATTACCTATAGCTTCTAAGATGCTATTTACAAGATCATCTATCCAACGAAGAGATACCAACTCTGTCAGTGAGTTCAGAATGCCAGTAACAAAGCTTTTGATACTATTAGCAAGGTCAAGTATCATTCTGGGTATTTGTGCAATAATGCCAACCATACTTCCTAAACCACTTGACATAATACTCGACATCGTGCCACCAAGAGAGGACAACGCATTGCCCATTGCACCAGACACAGCACTACCAACACTCTTTGCTATACCATCGCCCATAGTTGGGAGAATAGAGTCGAGCGTACCTTTGAGTGCATCAATCTGTCCTACTGACTGCTGTACGCCTCCGTATCCATCTACACCCTGCCATGCCTTAGCGTTATTGAGAGCCGTTGTTAATCCAGACGTAAAGTTAGCAACTTCTTCAGATGTCCTATTTAACGCTTTGCCGAAGGAGTCCATATTCTCGCGTGCTTGCACTGTTGCCCTCCCCAGCTCTTCGGCACGTGCTTCTAAAGCGTCATACTGTTCTTTATTGATTCTCCCTTCACGGAGTCTTACCTTTCCTACTTCTACGGCAGCAACGGCAGCAGCTTCATCTTTCTTAGCTCTGTCGTATACAGCCACGCTATCGGCAAATCGCTTGATGGCTTCGTCAAGCTTCTGCCATGTCGTACTCTGGTCAGTACCGATATACTGGCGCATCTGCTGAATCAGTTCGGTTACCTTCTGCTGTGTGTCGGCTGATGCGTTCTTGTAATCATCTGTCTCTATATAGGAGCGAAGCTGCTCCATCATCGGTTGCATCATCTCCTTGGCCAGATTGCCAACGCCACTGAAGAGTGCGTTCCAATCAATACCACGGCTAATTTCCTCGAACGACATACTTGCTTCACGCTCTTGTCGTTCTTTTAGAAGTTTAGCTTTCTGCCATCGTTTGGTGGCTTCACTCACTTCAGAGACATCAATAGCAGCTATCTGCTGAGCATATTCTTCAGCAATAGCAAGCTTCTGCTGCTGAAAAGATCCATAAGTCTTGAGATACTCACTCATAGCCTGCACCTCATTTCTCTTCTGTTCCAAATGCTTCTTTTCTTCCTCCTTGTTTACTTCATCTTCATCATGTTGTTTCTTCTTAGCAGCAAGGTTACGTGCCTCTGTAAGTGCTCCTTCCTGTTCTTTAGTCAGTTTACCCTTTTGTGCCTTACGCCATTTATTCTCCTGTACTTTCAAATCAGCAAGTTCATTCTCGTAATTCTCTTTTATTTGTTTTCGTTTCTTATCAGAACTCTCTTTAAGAAGATCTATTTCTTCTTGACGGTTTTTCCTTTGTAATGCAAGAAGCTCCTTAGCAAGTTGCTCAGCTTTATTTGCTTCGTTTTTTTTCTTCTTCTTTTTTTCTTTTTTTACTTTTGAAGGTGCAGCATGTCCGCCAATATGATATTCTTTACCAATATTTGCAGCCTGCTTCTCAAGAGTAGCGGCTTCCTTCAAGAGTTTATCTCTCTCAGAGGATAGCTCTTTAGTCATCTTATCGTAAGCAGCCTTATTACTACTTTTTATAATTTCACGAGAATTTATAGCACCATTAGAGATTGCAGAACCAAAATGCAATAAACCCTTTTTAAACCAACCCATAGAGGAGTCTGCCTCGTCTGGCGATAAAGATTTGTGTTTATTAAGTTTATCATCAGCCTCGACGGCCTTATTCACCAGAGCTTGTGCCTTAGCTTGAAGAAAGAGCATCTGTATATATTGTTCTGCTTTTTGTGTCAGAACATCATACCACTTTGCTACAGAGTCATAATATCCGAAGGCTTCCCCATATTTACGGTTCATTTCCTCGCATTTCTGCTTCTCCTCTGCCTTTGTTCCACTAAAGTTCTTGAGACTCTCACGTGTAGTATCAATTTCAAAGCGGGTCTTTATCATTTCTGCTCTGCCTTGAGATTCAATTTCTACACGTTCCTGGGCTTTCTTTGCAGCTTCTTCCTGAGCATCTGAAAGTTTATTCCAGGCTACAATTACACCTGTAATAACGACAGATAACCCAAGTGTAAGAGTAGCCATAAGTGCAGTTGCTGCAGCATTAGATATACCAAGCGATGTTGCAAGCCGATAATTAGCAGCTGTAAGAAATTCCTTTGCTTTTGTAAGTGTTACAAGGCGGAAGGCACTATCCTTATTAAGAGCATTAAACACCTGCTGTAAGCCCATAGTGATAGCCATGACACTTTGTACGCGTGCCTGTACCTTCATTAGGTTTTCATTCTCTGAAGCAAATAACGACATTACACCTGTAGCAGAAGTGAACGCACCAGATAATCCATTTACTCCTGAGATAAAGCCCTGCAGATTCGCATCGTCATTAGCGAGGATACTAGTCTGTGCACGAAGGTCACCTAAGGTGTCGGAGAGCTCAGCAGCCTTTTGTGCCATCTTCTGGTACTCTTCGGTATTCTGCTCGCCGTTCAGACGCATACGTGCCATGTCGTTTTGCAATTCACGTAGCTGGCGGGACAATCGTTGATTGCTTTCCTTGTTACGTTCTTGAGCTTCGGTAAGACTATTAAGAATACCTTTCTCTTCTTCTAAGGCTTGTTTGGCTGCATTCAAATCGGCTGCTACTTCATTTTGTGCTTTGCCAGGTGCTGCGGACTCATAAGCTTTCTGTAGAGCCTTCACGTCAGCCTCCACCTGCTTGATGACACTCTTCTGCTCAGCTATCTTTTCGGTGAGCGATTTGCTGGTAGCTGCTGCTTGCTCTTCTGATACAGATATTTTCTTATATTCCTGCTCCAATTGACTGACGCCCTGCCGTGCCTGCTGATATTCTTTTTCCAACCCCTCAAGCACCCCCATTTCCTCAGCAAGTACTTTCTTGCAAGCACTAATTTCCGTAAGCAGTTCTTGTTGTCCTGTCCCTGGTTTCATTGTCTGCAACTTACGCTGCATACGGTCAAGGTCAGTATTGACACCGTCAATCACCTTACGCTGGTCGTTAATCTTCGCATTAATAACGAGTGATGCGCGCCGAGCTGCTCCTAAGAGCTGCTCAACACTCATCTTGCTTTTGTCAAGTCCTGCCGTGAGGTTATCACGCATAAGGAATTCTATCTCTACAGGCTTCATTCGTCTTATTGTTTTAAATTACTTTGGAAAAAACCTACAATATCCTCGGCTTCCTCCTCTTCGGTCTTTTCTGTTTTATTTTCTTTGCTATCAATGTAGCGTGGAGCATCGCTTAACATCATGATGGAAAAGCCACACTAATTTGACCCACCCTGTCAAAGTATTTTAGACCCAGTAAAACGATTTATTATTGACCCACTAAATGCCCTGGTCGGGTGGGTCATTTTATTTCGCTATTACTTGGTAATATTCTTTGCTTTTATCTTTCTAAGACTCTCTCCAGTTAGTTCTATTTGATATGAGGTATGCACAATTCTATCTAGTACAGCATCTGCCACGGTAGGGTCGCCTATTGCATCATACCAGTTGTCTACAGGAAGTTGAGAAGATATGATAATCGACTTCCTTTCATGCCTATCTTCTATAATATCAAGTAATATAGGACGCTCTTTTGCATCTACAGGTACAAGGAAGGCATCATCGAGGATTAACAAGCGACATCGCTCTATCTTCTTTAGCTCTGTTTCTAACGTTCCTTTGTTCTTGGCAACCTTAAGTGTCCCCAGCAGCTTTGACATGTTAGCATACATCGTTCTAATACCATTTTTACAAGCATGATAGCCTATAGCTGTAGCGATAAAACTTTTACCAGTTCCTGATGAACCAGTAATAAATATATTGCGTCCTTGCTTGATAAAATCAAGTGAGAGTATTCTCTCCATTTTGTTTTGGCTAAGGTTGCGATTGATATTATAATCTATTTGCTCAGGATAGGTTTTATATCTAAACCCTGCTGATTTTATGAGTCTTTCAATGGCTGCTGCAGAACGATAGTCCCATTCTCGAGATAAGAGCCAAGATAAAAAGGCATCTGGTGTCATCGTATCTGCAATTGTAGTTGTTAGACTTTCTTCAAAGGCAGTTGCCATACCCGTAAGCCTCATTCTATGCATTAAATCAAGAGATAACTGATTCTTATCCATTTCTTGCACAATAGGTGCTGTCTTATTATTATTTAGTTCCATAGTTGTTTACTTTAATTGTTTGCTATTATTGGATAATTGCTTTGAGAAATAATCCTTGCCTCGTATGTTCTTATGAGTTTTTGGTTTATATTCAGGAGATAGCTCCATATTATCTTCATCCATAGATATATAGGGAGCATCATCACCCTTCTGTAGTATATCCTTTATCTCATTATAGCCATAGCGTCGTCCTTCCGAGGCACAGTTACAAGCTGCTACTAGACGAGCCATGCCATACTTCTTCTCCAGCGACATGATACCACGGCAAGAGCGGAAGGCTTTTGGTGGATATTTCATCTGCGTAGCGACTTCCTTGAGATAAAGCAGAAGGATGTTGTCTATTTGCCCTGCCCGTTGATATATTTCCTCCAAATCCTTTTCAAAGCTACCATGATGACCAGGAAGATTATGTGCATCTTTCTGTGAGTAGGTATAGGGAGTATCATCTCGCTGATGGATGGTAACTAACTTTAACCCATAGTAGATTTGAACATTGTCATTATCGTAAATAAGCTCCATACGTTTGCCGATATACTCTGTTGGAACACTATAACTATGCTTTCTTAGCATAACGAAGCTATTAGCCATGACAGTAGCAGACTTTCTAGACTTCATCTGATAGCGAGCGGTAGGAAGAGGACGAAGAAAATCTTTTTCCATTTCCTCAAATAGTTCTTGACGGGATTCCTTACGCCCACTCAATCTACGGCTGTTAAATGCTTCTAAAGATGTGCGTATAGCAACATTAAGTGATTCTAGATTATGGAAAATTTGCCCTTCAATATCTACATATACCGACCGATACATTAGCTTTACAGCATTCTCAACCAGTGCCTTGTCCTTGGGACGGCGCACCCTAGCTGGATAAACAGCCATGTCATAAAATTCAGCCATAGCAGCGAAGTCGTCATTGATAACAGGCTCATTACGATCACTGCGGATAACGGCTGATTTTAAGTTGTCAGGCACAACAGCCTTGGGTACACCACCAAAGAAATGAAGAGCATTCTCGCAAGCAACGATAAGGTCTTCCTTCTTCTGCGACCACACTGCCTCGCAATAGGTGTAATGACTGCATGGAAGGGTAGCCACAAAAACCTCTACCTTCCGCACCTCACCCGTCTGTTCTTCGACTATCTCTAGCTTATCACCTGCATAATCAATATACATCTGATCGCCAGCAAGGTGCTCTACATGTCCTACGGCTCGTGTTTGACATCTGTAGGCATGGATTGCGTGTTTGAAAGTAGAATACTGGTAACCATTAGGATGAGTTTTGAGATACTCCGTGTGAAGAGATAAGATAGAAACACCCTTCTTGCTAAGCCGTTTCACATAATCAGGAACAAGTGCCTCTAACTCCAACTTGCGAGCAGAAGGCGGACGGTTACGAGAATGCCCATCTGAAAACAAGTCCGCCAGCTTATCATCTGAAAGCGACAGAATTTGCTCCATGGACAAGCCACTTTCTTGGAATTTACGGACATACTTGCGGAGGGTGTTACGAGATATATGGAAAGTACTAGAAATACTTCTTATTCCCATACCAGATGCGTAACAGCGCAATAAATTCTTTAATTTTGTCATATAAATAATAGTTTTATGTTTTTAATGCCGGCCAGGGCAGTAACACAAAACTACAAAATGACCCTAAAAAACTAGCGTTTCAAAGGGTCATTCTTATTTTGGTGAGGTGGGTCTCATTATTTTAACCTTACTGGGTCTAAAATACTTGCCAGGGTGGGTCAAATTAGTGTGGCTTTTCCAACAGTGCAGCAGAAAGGTAAAAGTGGAAAAAGATTCCTTTTACTTTTGGAAAAGCTCCAGTTGCCGTGCTGTTAGTCGTGGCATTCTTACTTTAGGAACAGGACGCAGCTGAATGTCTTTTATTTCACGACACTTGCGACGAATAATGTTCATGATACGCTCTTCAGAGATAAAGAACTCTTGCTTTGAAAGAATTGTAAGCGCATCATCGAAACGGAGGCGTCGTTCCTCCGTCCAATAATAGTAGCGCCTACACAAGGCTTCGTCGCGCAACTCTATGAGTATTTTGTTTCTTCCTTTCTTCATTATGTGCAAATTTAACAAAGAATCTCTTTATTTGCAAGCAATTACACGTTTTTGTCGCTATAAAGGAATGAAAAAACGCCCATTTGTGTGTTCGTACACAAAAATGAGCGTTTATTGCTTGTATTTACTCTTTCGTTGGTTTACATTCTACAGAAGCTTGGTTCTACACGTTCCCAAACATTTGTCTTTGAATTCTTCTTGTAGAAGTAGTAATTCACGGCATTCTTCTGTACTACATTCGACTCCTTGAATAGTGTCATAATCTCTGAGTATTCTTCATCGAACTTATCCTCCAACTCATACAGCTTAGAGATACTCTTGTAGTCGAGGTCGCCAGCCTTATTGCGTTCCAGTAGTGTCATTGCCATCTGATACATCGGATCATCGGCACCCTTCTCGCTCTGCTTCATATAACGTTTGAGATAGTCAATGAGCCGTTCGGCAGCAAGGTCGGCGCGTTCGTCAAAGCCTTTTACCTTGTTGCTTGCTATCTCCAATCGAAAGTCGCCATCTGTAATTGTGTAGCTACGTTGGTCGTGGCTTCGTACCTGTCCATAATCGCGCATAACACTTACGAAGCTCTCTACTTCGCCTTGTAACCAGTTGTGGAACCCACGCACGTCTGTAACGATACTTGTTAAGTGTTGCCACACATCGTGCATCATCGCAGCACGTAACCCTTCGTAGGTCTCACGGCGTTCAATGCGATTCTGCTTTTCTTCGTTCTGCAACTCGGCGAGCAGCTGTGCTCGCTCTTCCTTACTCATGTCTTTAATGTTCACTGTTGTTTCCATTGTCTTTTTTCTTTCTGATGATTATTCTTAATTTTGTGTTTAAGCTGTTGAGTTCGTCTGTTGTTAGTTTTCTAAATTGCTTGCCTGCTATGCGTGGATCTTTACAGAAGGCATCTACACGGTTCCAGTCTGTTGTGTCTATTCCGTATATCTGCAGCTGGTGAAGTACTCCGCTACGTGCTTTGCGTAGAATATCATGCTGCTGCCGTCTTCGTTCGTCGTATCCTGCTACACGTTCCATATCGTTGCACATCGAATTGTACTCTTGCTGTGTGGTTTCGTGTATATGCGTTGTTCTGCCATTTGTATACTTATACACCAGTGTATTCTTATCTGCTCCAGGCATTTTTTTCAGCAAGATATAAAACCTCGAGTAGTTTCGCTCTGCTCCCATAGTTTTTCCTCCTTCCAGTCTTTGTAAGCTCGTCGCCCGCATGCTACAACCTCCGCCACGCTATCCCTAAAGATATCTATATTGAATAGTGGTCTGCCATCTACGCTGATGTATAGCTCGCCGTTAAATTCCATTACTTGCACGGCTTCGCTGGCTTCCACATCGAGCTGTGCCTGTCGTTTAGCTTCTATACGGTTAGCACGCTGTTCGTGCCATACTTGCAATCTGCGTTTAATTTCGTCTAAAATTGTAATCATAATCTTCTATTGTTTTTTGAATGTAAAATATTTGAATTGTCTTTCCATTTCGCTTAATGTGCAGCTCTGTCTGTCCATCTTTTTTCACTATGCGGGTGCTAATATTGCTTCTTATTTTAATATCTCTGCGCATATATAATTTAGATATGAACCAATCAACAAAGTCCTTCAGCTGTTGCCACTCTTCTGGAGTATCTTCAACACCTCGCGAAGAGAATGCCTGATTTGTGGCGTGTTGTAGCTTTACCAGCCATTCAGGCTTGTCGGTTGGTGTAGTTGAACGTGATAGCAATCTTTCCATAATTATGTGTTGTTTGAAGGTTTCCATTCAACCGTTACCACGGCATTAAGCTGTCCGCTTCCTTTGCACACGGTGCAGGGCTTTTTATATGGCTCCTGATACTCGTCCTCTTGCCAGTGGTATCCGTTGCCTTGACAGTATGGGCAACTATGCCCTTGGCTTTCGAAGCACTCTCTCATTCGTCCACCTGGACTCATCCGCCCTGGCGTTATTTCCATAATTCTTTTTTCTCTACTCATATCCTATTGTATTTCTAATTGTACGTGGAAGTGAAATTCCTTGCACAGGCGTTTCGCCAGTATTGTCTTGAATGGTTCTCCATCGTATGGGAAAAAGATTGTGCGCTCACGTGTTATCACTCTCACGCCTTTCTTCCGTAACCGATAGAGCAGGTTGTCCCGCTTACTTGCCATACCATTAAACACTTTAAATGTTTCTAAATTTCAAGCCTTTTGTCGTTCCAAACCTCAATATGGCCGCACTGATATAGTTCGCAGGAATATTCAACTGGCTGGAAGCTTGCTTGATGGAATCATACCTGATACCGGTAGTTATGCATAAGATAGGCTTCTGAACGCCTTTTCCCCATTTGCTGTTCGGGTCGTCTGCCATACGCTTGCTTTGCTCGCTCGATGCCTTTTGCCTTTTCTGTTTCATTTCCTCGCTCATTCTTGAATTATAAAGTGAAGACCAAGGGTGTCCTTTTTTCAGGGAGCCGTCAATATTCCTTCCTATTGTCGGCCGCCACCTGTAATCTCCCAAAGGAGACCAGTCATCTTCATACAACAATTTATGTCCAGCGCACAGCTGCTGTTTTTTTATGGCGTATGATATGGAATGGCGGTCTTTTAATCCCAAATATTTCTGACATTCAGCCACGCTCTCAAACTCTCGGACGACACTTCCGTCCTGCGCTATCATCAGTACCGCCCGCTTCAAGAACCCCTGCACGCCTTTCCGTGTATGATGCTTTCGTGAGGATATGTTTGTTCCCTTATTGTACGGCACATTCCCTTTCTTGAAACTGCCATTGTTTGCTGTTCTTTTCATATTATCTCAATTGAATATTATTTACTTTTCATTCACCCCAATATGCCTTTGCTCTTTCCTCCCATATCGTGTAATAACCAAGATTACCAAAGTAGCGTCCTTTACTGATAGCTCTGTAACCTTCCACCCATATCTTCAGTGCTGCATCAAACATAACACTCTCTGCCGGACGCCCCGAGGGCCTGTTGCCTTTTGCCTGGCTGATGAAGATGAGCAGCTTATCACGATGTCGAGCCTTGAATTCCTGATACTCCTTAAAGCTCATCTGTGTATATTGAAAGCTGTCAATGACCACTATGTCGGGGCTTTTGCGCTTCTTAAGGCGTGCATCAAGATCCTCCATACTTTCGCTAATAAGGATAAACCTCCGTGCAACGTCCTGCATACCAGCTTTCATAAGCGTATTCTTCATTGTCAGAGAGAAACCTTCCTCTAAGGAATTGTAGGCAACCCTTCCATACTTAGCTAACTCTTTACAGAGCTTCATTGTAAAACTGGTCTTACCGCTTCCGCTTCGTCCCCAAATGAACCATACGCCTCCTCGTTCTGGTGCTCCGAAGGCATCTGCCCATTCTCCTTCAAATGGATAGGTTTCTTTCTTCATACGTAGCATATCGGTTACTGACATTGCTCTGTTCATTCTTTTGAGGTTTGAACGTTATTTGAATGTTGTTTTACCGCTGTTTGAGCAGCCATAAGCTTCACTCTATGAATACTCTTCTTTACACGTCGTAGGTCGAACTCGTATTCTTCAGAGTCTTTCACTACTTCCGATATGCGTGCTTTATCTGTTACGCCATTTGCCATACAAACCGCATAGACATCGTGGGCACCTGTCCGCTCCAACTCAAAAAATTTGCGACCGATACGTGAGTGTATCTCGTTATATCCACACTTGTTGTATCTCAGTCCCATTGTCATACGACGCTTGATATAGCTTGTAGAGAAGAAGACAATACCACACTTATCCTCCAGACGGTTGTACAAGTCGATAAAGTAGTGGAACACACGCTCTGGCAACTTATCCGCCTCGTCGAAAAGCAGCAGCGGTGCCTGCATCTGAATAAGGTCATCAATGATTCTGTCGAGCAGCTCTCTAATGCTGTAACCTTCTGTACGCTGACCGATTCGGCGTGCTATCTCGCGAATAAAATCGCTCTTCTTCATATCTTCTGAACAGAGAATATAAAACACCTCGCCATGCTCACTTGCATATAGCTTAGCTGTGGTTGTCTTTCCGCATCCTGCTTCACCAACTACCCACGTAACGTTCTTAACCGTCTGAGCATCGTTCATAGCGAATACCATTTCCTGATAGGCTTTTGTTTCCACCACCTGCCAATCTGTTCCTGCCGTGGTGCCTAACTGCGATGCGAGGTTGCGCCACATATCGTCGCTAATGTTTTCCCACTTGCCCTGCAGAATGCTGCTCACAGTTGCGCTACTTGTTCCTGTGAGGCTCTGTGCTGCCTTGTTCTGACTTGGATACTTACCGACGTATTGTCTCAAGCTCTCCTGTATCTGTCCTTTTTCGTTCTTTGTTAGTTTCATATTGTTGTTCTTTTATTAATTGTTCTTGTTCAGTGAGGCAATGCCTCGCTGCTTATAATTACCTTATCACTTTTAAAGCCTAAGTGACCCACTTTTGAAGCGTAAGTGAATGACTTATCATCGGTTTCTTTATAGTTTCCCTGCCGTTGCTGCCATATCAACCACAGCCGTCTCAACATCTGCCCAGTCCTCAAGGCTAACTTGCTTTGTCTTCCGTCCTATCTTATATTCTTCTGGCGACTTGCTATAGATGCCTGTACGACGCTCTATCTGTCTGCGCTCGGCTGCTGTCATTCCCTTAGGTTTTGGACTGCGTAAGCCGTGCTGCTCCGGCATTACGCCATGAGCCTTTTCAATCTCACGTCCTGCAACGGTGCGCTCAATACGGTCAGTGGTATTCGCAGCCTGCTGCTGTCTGATGAATGCAGCTTCGCCTTCTGTCTGCTCTTGTATCGCACGATGGATAACAACGTAAGGCTCTGCTACTCGTTCAAATCGCAGACTGCCGTCAGCCTCTTTCTTATAGAGTCGGATACTTCCGAAGTCGTAAGGATCGTACTTGACTACGAACCGCTCGTAAGTGTGCTGTCTGCGCCATTCGTGGTCGGGCACGCCTGGCTGGCTCATTACCTCATATTGTCGCTTCTGCTTCTTAATCGTAACACTGATACCCTGGTCCGTGAAGGTGCTCATACGCTTAGCCGTTACCCAGAACATATCCACCATATCGTGTGCCGTAACCTGCTGCGTTTCCTCATTCACGCTGCTGTCGTAGGCTTCCTGTCTACTCTTGCCGTATGCAGGGTGTGCCATCTCGTTCCACTCCTTAGTAGCATTTGTATAAGCATCTTTCAGTTCCTCCAGCGTATAGAGTGAGTCCTTGTTTTCCTCAATAAATTCAAGATTCGGACGGCTCGACATCTTCTTTGCCGTAATGTTCTGACCAGTGAAACGCCAATCCTTATGCAGCACCTGTTGTTGGAATCGACCGAACACTGCCTCAATGGTCTTTGATTCGCCGTTATAAGGTTGCGTGGTCCTATGCACGTGGCAAAGCTTCTTAAACAGTCCATCGGCATCCAGTTTCTTATGTCCGCCTTGGTTGTCGTGAACAATCTCGTAAGGCTGGTGCTTGCTGGTCTGGATTGCCATGCGATATGCGTGATATTGCGCTTCGTAGTCCTCCGTGTCGCTGATATGCCAACCAAGCATCACCTCGCTCATTGCATCAATGACCACATAGACCTGTGTTGTACGCACCTTTCCGTTCTCGTCCTGGTAGTAGAGGTTAAGCTTCGTACCGTCGCCATACCACAGTGCATCACGCTTCGTTGGGAGTGCCGTGCGGTGCTTGCGTCCGAACTTCTGTCGTGCAGCCTGCTCACCATGTACAGCATCATACCATAGTGGCATAATCGCAGCACTGTTCAGCCATCGCTTCATACCGCTAAGGCTTTTCAGTGGCTTCCAGCCGTTTGCTTCCGCCTGGCGGTTTGCCTCTTCAAAGAGCTGCGCATCGGTGTAGACTGGAACCCTGCAACGTTTCAGTGCGATGAGTAGCTGTCCGAACTCGTCAGTAATCTTCTGTGTGTTCTTATTTCCGACCTTACCGCTGATAAGGCTCTTGTAACCATCTGCCTTGAAAGCCTTAATCTTTGCCTTCAGTCGTGCTTCATTCTGTGGAAGGGTGTGCTGATACTCTTCACGCATAGCTTCAGAACTCTGATAGATTACCTCCCAAGCTCCTGCAGTGCTGCCGTTCAAACTTTGACAGATAGCTCTACGCTGTGCCATCATCTTCAAAAGCTCTTTCAATACGCTGGCGTTAATGGTGTACTCCTCTATAAGCTTCTCTGTCAGATGTTCCTGCTTGCCGTTTTTCTCGTACACAAAAGCCTCATACCACTCACGCGCCTCACCGTCAAGCTTGATGCGGTCACGCATCATCGCTTCTTTCATACGCTGCTCTGGGTCGCCATATCGTTCCATATACCGCTCTTTGTATTTCCGAGGAATGGAACTCCATGCGTAAAGTGCCTGACCGCCCTCGCCACCTCCACGGTGTACACTGACGATATTCCCACGAGTCACATTCTTTAGGAGTGTACCGCCAGTAATGATAGCATTAGTACCTCCAGTCAGCTCCGCGTAGGTTACGCACAATATTTTATTGAAGTATTCCATCCCGTTTAGATTACAAACTCATAGCTATCATTTCAACCTCTTTCTGCAACTCCATAAAGCCAGGTATGTCAGAAGGCTGCTCAACGCGTTCCTCTTTTCCATCAACCAGTATATGCGCACTACCGTCCGTGCGGTCATACACCAGCTTCACACGTGCGCTGAAGTGTTGCGTCATTGTTCGCTCGGTTTCTTCGTGTGTAGTCTCCACCTCTTCTGGAGTCCAATTCGCTATTCCATTAAGTTGTTGTAACGCTGTGAAGCGAATTTTCCTTGCAAGGTCGCTGTCACTTTTGAATTTCAAGGCTTTCCACACCATCACACCCGTGCAGTTGAACACCTTGCGAAGGTGTGCCTTGGCTTTCTCATTCACAAAAATCTGCTTTTCCATATATCTGTTGCTTTTTAATTGTTGTTCTTAAAGGGCGGGTACAGGGAGTCGAACCCTGCGGAGTCGATCTGGCAGTCCGTGCTGCCCGCTTTGTTATCCTACAATCTTATTACCTTTATTTCTCTCCTGTCGGCGAAGCGATGCAAAAACCATATTCCTAATTGAAAGGCATGCCCAATACGCCTCGTCATGGAAACAGGTTTCATTGCCTTCTAATCGCATATCACTGATTACCTTGCTTAATGCCTCATGCAGCATATCTAATTTTTCGTTATTAACTCTGTCGAAAAGATTCCCATTCATATTCTTTAATCTTTAAAGTTTGCAAATTACGCCCCTTTTTCGTATCTTTGGACGCTGTTAATAAACTTAACACGCTGCAAAGATAAACACTTTGCATAAATAAAACAAATATTTGAGCAATTATTTTACGCAAAATGTTTAATTATGGAGAAAAAAGATAGAATATTAAGACTCATAGACCATTATTCAGGTGGTAACAAGTCTGAATTTGCTCGTATGATTGGGGTGTCTCCACAGGCTGTTAATACATGGATTAGCCGAAACACCTTTGATATTGATATTATTTATGCGAAATGCGTAAATATTTCTCCAGAATGGCTCCTCACGGGTAAAGGAGCCATGCTCAAGGCCACAACACAAGAGCCACACGTAACAACGCAACCGAGCACGCCAACAGCAAAAGATAGACTTCCTGAGGCATTCCGATGCCTTGACCCACTACACTCCACACAAGAGTTGATTCCTTTAGTAACGCCAAAGGTTGCTGCTGGTTTCGGGAGTGCAGACTTTGTTATAGCTAAGAGCGACGTAAAAGAATATTATGTCATTCCCAAATGGAAAAGACAACGTGTAGACTTCATGATTGAAGTAACAGGCGACTCTATGCAACCTAAATACAATGCTGGTGATATCGTTGGCTGCACTATCATACATAACTCAGGTTTCATACAATGGAATCGACCACATGTCATTGCAACACGTGAACAAGGACTACTCATCAAACGACTAATGCCAGGTACTACAACAAACTCGCTCTCTGCAGTAAGCGAGAACACCCGATATCCTCCTTTCGATATACCCAAGGAAGAAATAACTGGTATCGCACTCGTTATAGGGCACGTAAATCTCGAGTAAGAAAAAACAAACTATATAATTATTAACTAAACTCTATTAACAATGAAAGATTTTAATTTTAGTCTTCTCAAAAATGAGATTGGTACGCAGTACAATGACATGAAGGGTATTGCTGCAATTGACGGACACAGGAATGATTTTTTGTGGAGAATGTGTGAAGATAATGGTATTGACCTTCACGGGTGGTTTCTGCTGGGTCTTGAGTTCTCGGATGGAGAAACAATAGGAGAGTACCCACTAACAGTTTCGGCATATCTGGTCGAAAGAGCTTCAGACCACGAACCTTATGAGCAAGTTGCCGAAAGATTAGGGAACACGGAAAAGGTCGAGGTACACAAAAAGTCATTTGACATCACTTATCAAGATCTTGGAAAATACATTAAGCGTTTAAATATTGGTGTATTGAGTGATATATCAAGCAATATCCAAGACGCTGTTTTTATAGATGATTAGTTCCAACTATTGAAGAAGAGCCTCTGCTTCAGCAACAACTACCTCAAGTAGGCACATATTATCATCAAGAGCATCTGCGCATTTCTCGTGTGGATGCTCTTTCAAACATTCTGCAGCATAATCGCGCATTGCTTTCAATCTACATAATGTCTGTTCTTTACCCATTAACGACTCCCATTTATTAATCAATTCTGCAACATTTTTATATTTCATATTACCCTCCTTATGCGCCACGCGCACACTTTTTAATAATTTTACACCACAAACATAAGCAAAAAACCCGATAAACAGGGCATTTCACGAAGTTTTTTATTCCACTTCATTGTATTACACCCCTCCTTATGTGGAATAAATGGGGGGGGTAAATGATAAAAAATAGGGCTAATCCGCTTTTTTTCGTCTTTATTAGGGGGGTGAATATGGTCAAAACTATATAAAAAGTGTCCACCCTAATGTCCACCCTCGTTACACATTTCGTTTTATCACGTCCACCCAATCGTCCACCCAAGTGTCCACCCAAGGACAATTTTCACCCCAAAAACATACCTTTTACGCCCCCATAAAACGCAAAAACGGCTTCCAACCGTTCAAAAACGTATTGAAAGCCGTTCAACTATCGTTCAATCAGCGTTTTAACTATTCAAACGCATCCTTATTTTGTTGCCTTAGAGCGTATAAGTTCGCCTGCCCTGATACATGCCTTTTTATTCAGCACAACACCTCCCTTGCTCAACCCTACGCGTTCTAATGAACACTGCTTTATACCTATCTCCTCAGCCGTTAGAACGCTGTAAATCGCAGGAA